AAAAAAATTGGAAAACAGATTCCATATTAAGAAAATTGTTTTTATGTTTTAAACCCTTTTAAAACTACTCACATCCCTTATATATACTACAATACCACCTAACCACGTTCTAAGTGTGTTTAAGCCACTTATTGCTTTGTGGGTATATAATACGTATATTAGGGGAAATAAAGGCTTAAAACGCAATGAAACGCAGACGTAGAACACATGGCTTTGACAAATTTCCTGAACCACCTGTAACTGATGCAGAGGTTTTAAATGATACACGCAACATGGACTACTTGAGTAAGTTCCGTGATTGGCACGTTACTACTGTGTTCTATCTTGCACTGCTTGGTATGACCGATGAACAGATGGCGCATGTGTTTCAAATTAGCATCGTGACGTTCAACAATTGGAAATCCCGTCACCCCACTTTCTTAAAGTCTGTGCGTGAGGGCAAAGAGCAGGCAGATGCAAAAGTTGTATATTCACTGTATCAAGCTGCACTTGGGTACACACACCCCTCGGAGCAGATCATATCAAACCGTGTTAAGGAGTATGATTCGGTTACTGGAAAGGTAGTTTCAGAACACACCGAGGCGTTGCGTGTACCAATTACTAAGCAATACCCACCAAACGTCAAAGCGGCAATTCGATGGTTGGAAATACGGCAACCAGAACAGTGGGCTCCCCAGCGCAAGGAGGTAGCATCTAGTATTACAATGACGCACCGCCTTGACTTGACGGACTTTACTGTTGAAGAATTGCAAGTGTTGAGCCGCTTGGGAGTTGCAGATGCAGGGGTGAAGGCATTGGATGTGCCATTTGCTGCTACAACAGACGCAGGGGACACGAAAGTAGAAAAGTTAGATTGACAACATGGATAGATTTCACAAGTTATATCGTGGTAAATTGTTTTTTGGAGATGTTAGGAACATTGAAGTTAAAAATGTTATAAACCACATACGGCTTTATGAATTTAAGGAAATTAGGTTTTTACTATACTTAAATTAAAATGAACAGGGTTGCAGTAAATAACGATAGGGTACAGCAGTTGATTGACAATCCGCTGTTGATACAACGGGAGTTGAACAATCGTTCACTGCACGAGTTTTTACTGTGGGCATGGCCGGAGTTGAGCAGTGGGCAAACGTTCAAGTCCAATTGGCACATCGCATACCTATGTCGGGAGCTGGAAGAAGTAGCCATGCGGGTAGGCAACAAGCAATTGAAAAAGCACGACTTGTTGATAAATGTACCTCCTGGCTCAACAAAAACCATACTTTGTTCAATTGTATTCCCAGTTTGGTGTTGGACGCGCTGGTACTGGATGCGCTTCATTACTGCATCGTACAGTAGCCAACTCTCGTTGGAATCGGCGGAATACTCGCGGGATTTAATAAAGTCACAACGCTTCCAAGAGATGTACCCCGAGTTGACCATTAAATCGGACAAAGACACAAAAACAAACTACAAAATTATAAAAAGCGTTCCAAGCAAGGTTTCCAAGTACCACACCCGTGAATTGATTGGTGGTAATAGGTACTCAACCTCGGTTGGTGGAACGCTAACGGGCTTCCATGCTGATATTATTATATGGGACGACCCGCTGAACCCACAACAAGCGGCTTCAGAAAAGGAGATTGAAAGTGCAAACCGTTGGATTGACCAAACGTTACCGACTCGCAAGACGGACAAAGCTATAACGCCAACCATTGGTATAATGCAACGGCTGCACCAAGATGACCCAAGTGGGCACTTGTTAGAAAAAGGTAAAAAGAATTTACGCCACTTGAGTTTTCCGGGTGAGATACGCAATTACCGTGAAATGTTAAAGCCAGTTGAGTGTGAGCGTTACTATAAAGACGATTTGTTTGATGCACGCCGCATGGATTGGCGTGTGTTGTTGGAGTTAGAACAGGATTTAGGACAATATGGGTTTGCAGGGCAGATTGGGCAGAACCCTGCACCTCCGGGGGGAGGTATGTTCAAGGTTGACCATTACCAAATGGTGACTGAGGTTTACCCAGTGAACCATTACGTTAAAACGGTTAGGTATTGGGACAAAGCGGCGTCGGTTGGCAAGGGTGCTTTTACGGTTGGTGTGAAGATGTCGTTGATGCGTGACGGCACGTTCCTGATTGATGATGTTAAACGTGGGCAGTGGGGCAGTGAACAACGGGAACAGTTGATTAAGCAAACAGCCGAAATTGATGGGCGTTCTACCTACGTTATTGTTGAGCAAGAGCCGGGTTCAGGTGGTAAAGAATCAGCCGAGGGCACTATACGCAACCTAGCGGGGTTTGTTGTAATGGCAGACCGTCCAAGTGGGAACAAAGAATTTAGGGCTGACCCGCTTAGTGTACAAGTAAACATAGGCAGCATTAAATTGCGTGTGGCGATGTGGAACCACGAGTATATAGAGGAATTTAAAATGTTCCCAAACAGTACGTACAAAGACCAAGTGGATGCAACGAGTGGTGCATTTAACTTTTTGGTTGCAAAGCGGACAGCACGTGCAGTTGGGAAAAGGAGTAGGTAAGTTATAAATCAATACTTAAATTTAAAGTTATGGCAAATAGTAAATCAACCGGAGAGTACAAAGAGTATGCAACTATTGATACTGCTCCGAGTGCATTGGGTTATTGGACCAATGAGGTTAGCCCACGTGGGCGTGGACGGGGTATTATCCGTGCATTGTTTTTTAGTATACGTGAAACTGAGCAAGATTCATCAGCAGGGGCTTCCGGCATTGTACCAACTCTGCAATTCCGTTGTGATGGGGACGCGGGGTGGCAAGATTACAGAAATGATGGTACAGCATTTGCAATTGGTGATTGTAAACAGGTGAGTATTAGTGCGGCAAAGCGCAAATGGCGTTTGGGTGTTAAAGATGGTGGTTATACAAGTGGTTCAATTACATTAGGTTTTGATTGGTAAAAATTAAATTATGCTTGTTGTAAGAAACATATTAAAAAGTGTGGTTAGTTCAGTGGTAACTAATACGGTTCAACTAGGGTCATTGTTGAACCAATGGTATGGTGCAGAGTGGGACATTACTGAATCATCACCAAGCGTTACCAGAATTGCCAGTTCTACGGTTGCAATGGATTTACACGCCTCGTTGCCAATTCAATCTGCGATTAAAGGTTGTTTGCTTAATGCCAATGGTACGGTGAATTACTACCTTAATGGTAATGATTGGACTAAAAAAGCAGATGGCACAGCAAGCGTATTAGATGGCACAGATGGAAACGTAATGGTTGAACTACCCAAATACTATGCTAAATTTGAAAGCAATGGGAATACTCGTTCTGTAAAATTTTCTGTAAAAGCAATTGCAGGGTTCATTCAAATTCCTAAAATGTATATATCTGCATTCGAGGCATCACTAAATAGAACCAATAGCAAGTTGGCAAGTGTAGTTAATACTTCTGCCGATTACAGAGGTGGCAACAACAATGCTGCGTTGGATGCTTCTGCCAATAGTTTATTAGGCAAACCCGCCACTGCTATTTCAAGAACAAATTATAGAACTTATGCACGTAATAATGGTACGGGCTGGCAAATGAATTTCTATAATGCCCATAAAAATATGTGGTGGTTGTTTATGGTTGAATTTGCGAATCGCAATAGCCAATCACCTGTTAATGCAACATTAACAACAGAAGGATTTAGGCAAGGAGGTCTCGGAGTTGGGGTTACGGATGCCAATTCAACCGAGTGGAGTAATTTTTCGAGTTACTATCCCTTTGTTAATTGTGGTGCATCTAACAGTCTGGGGAATAATTCTGGCGAAGTAGATACTGTTATTGCCGATTTTGGAGGTGTTGGAGTTGATAGAACCTTTAAAGTAAACAGGTATCGTGGTATAGAGATGCCATTCGGTCATATTTGGAAAAATTGCGATGGAATTAATATTAAAATACAATCGGTTGCCGATGGCGACGAAAGCCAGGTATGGATAAGTGATGACCCTGCAACATGGAATGACAGTAATTACACTGATTATGAAAATAAAGGATTGCTGCCGCGAGCAAACGGATATATGAGTGAAGTAATATTCGGGGCTGGTGGCGAATTTTTACCGAAGGTTGCGGCAGGTTTAAGTTCTACTTATTTTTGTGATTACTTCTACACATCCATTCCGGAAAGTGGCACGAACTTGCATACTCTCCTGCTGGGCGGTGGTGCGTTTTTTGGTTCGGATGCGGGTTTCAGTTACTCGGCTTCGGATTTTTCGCCGTCGTTTACGAATGCGAGTTTCGGGTCTCGCCTTTGCTTTCTTGGGGCGTAGCAATATAAAATATAAAGATATGAAAGTATATAGTAACATACCATTTCCTGATACACAGAAGTATAATGAATACCAAACGGCAAGTTATATAAATCAAACATCATTCTTAAATGAGGATAATGAACTTATTTATGAGGCTGACATGATAATTACAGGAGACTTACTAAATGTAATTATAGAAACAAGAAACCACACACAATACGCCTTACTAAGCTATTCTGATTACGTGAAGTTAAACAACGTAATAAGCCTACTAAAGGGGCGCAAATTAGGTGAAGCAACAGCAAGGGTATGGGGAATGTCTCCGAGCCTTGCAAAAGTGAACATCTTATACGATGAATTAACCGAAGTTGAAAGCTACGAACTTAAATGTGTAATGCAGATAGAGGCAAACGAACAGGATATGTTTCCTGAGTTAATGCCTGAGTTATTTGACAGCTACATAAAAGCCGATGAAACACTTAATGAATCAGTAGTTGCAAAAAACGCAACAACTGAACAAGTGGACTGGATATTAAACCATTACAACGCAGTAGGCAATGACATTGATTTAATAGAACTTGATATTGAGCCATGTACTGAATTGTCAGATAGTGCAGTGGAGAGCTTGGTAGGTAAGGATGTAACCGTAATAACTATTGATAATGAATAAAAAGATAAAAGTCAAAAAGGGCAAAAAGGTTAAAGTTAAAAAAGGTAAGAAAGTTAAGATTACCAAAAACGGCAAAGTAATATTTGACGGTAAGGCAAAAGAGAATTGGTTGATAGAAACTAATCAAATAGTAGAATAATGGCTAAAGAAATAATAGATATTGGGACGGTTGCTAATGATGGAACAGGGGATTCACCAAGAGCAGGAGGTGTGAAGATAAATGCCAATTTTACGGAGGTGTATGCAGGGCTTAATATAGCCCCCACAACGGTAAGTACAGCAACTTACACAGTATTGGCAGCGGATAGGATATTACACGTCACACGTACTGCAACAGGGGCTTGTGTGGTTACTATACCAATGGTATTAATAACAAGTACTTTTAATTTGCTTATTAAGGATGGAGGGGGCAATGCAGGTACAAACAACATTACGATGGTTGGTGAGGGTGGAGAATTGATTGATGGAGAAGCATCA